GCATTTAAAGTTTTTGCTTTTTCATGATACTGCATACCATAAGATTCTAATTGATGTGCATTAACATCTTTATCATTAAAGGATCCATCATTAAATTCTTTCTTTAACTCAGACCACATTTTAATTTCTCTCATTCTATGCTTGGCTGTTTTTTCCATAGATGCTTTTCCAAACCTAGCTTCGTCTAAATCTATTTTATATTTAGTTTGTTTATATTCATCTTTTTCTAATTCTACTTTAGAATCTAGCCATTTAATTTTTGCTTCGTTTCTTCTGTAATCAAATGATAGTGTCATTAAATTATCTAAGTAAGATGATTGTTCTCTAACACATTGCCAATATTTTGAAGCTTTAGTTGGGTATCTATTATCTTGTAGTACAGAAAACCTTGCTTCAGTTTCTGTTCTAAATACTTGTTTCTTAGTCCAAGTGTCTCTTAGTTCATCTACCATACCTTTAAAATCAGTTAGGTCAGATTGTTCTAATAAATTATTTAAATGGGTTTCTTCTTGTTGTATAATTTCTTTAACGTCTTTTTTCATATCTTCTCCTTTATGTTTTTATTTAATATAGGAGATTTAAAAGATATTGCAAGGTTTAAGAGACATTAAAAGTAACTGTTGCTGGTCCTGCGTTAAATTCTTCGGTTGCAGTAGATCCACCGCCAATAGCTAAAGCTGCTGTTTGAGTTCCAGTCCCTGCTAATTCTGCTCTTGCAGTTCCCATATTATTAACTTCAGTCCAATTAGTTCCATTCCAAGATTCTGTAATAGCTGTTGCTGGGTCTCCACCAAAAGCTAAAGCTGCTGTTGAAATTCCAGCTCCTGCTAATCTATTTCTTCCAGTGTTTAAATCATTTACTTCAGTCCAGTTTGTTCCATTCCATAATTCTGTTTGAGCTTTTGGAGCAGCGTCTCCACCAAAAGCAAGTGAGGCTGTGTTAGTGGCTCCACATCCTGCTAATTCTCCTCTTGCAGTATTTAAATCGTTTACTTCTGTCCAGTTAGTTCCATTGTATAATTCTGTTACAGCTGTTTTTGCATTGGGTGGAACAAGGAATCCACCAAAAGCTAATGCTGCTGTTTGAGTTCCAGCTGCTGCTAAACCATATCTTACTGTATTTATAGAATTAACATTAGACCAATCTGTTCCATTATATATTTCTACTGCACCTGTTGGTATATTTCCTCCAATAGCTAAAGCTGCTGTTTGTGTTCCACATCCTGCTAATCTTTCTCTTGCAGTGTTCATATCATTATTTTCAGTCCAAGATGTTCCATTATATTCTTCTGTTAAAGCTACTCCAGGAGATCCACCAAAAGCTAAACCAGCTGTTTGACTTCCAGCAGATCCTAAATAAGATCTAGCCGTATTCAAAGCACCACCAGTAGACCATGATCCAGGATCATTTACTACACCCTTCACAACATTAGTTGTTGTATTATACCACACCTGTCCTTCAACAGGATTCGATGGGTCTGAAGCTACTGCTTCAATATTCGTGCCTCTAATTTCTTTGTATGTTGTCATAATTAATCCGTGTCTATTGTTTGAATTCCACCACTAAAACTCCATTCTTCAGTTGATGCTATTGGAGAAGGAAATGGTGAACTACCAAAAACTAAACCAGATGTATTGTCCGTTCCAGCTGAGCCAACTTGACCTCTTGCACTTGATAAATCTCCAACTTCTGTCCAGTTAGTTCCATTCCAAGATTCTGTTAAAGCTACTTTGCCAGGATTACCTCCAGCTGCGAATAAAGAAGATGTTTGAGTTCCGCAACCAAAAGGCCCACCTCCTCTTTCAGTATTTACATCATTAACTTCTGTCCAATTAGTTCCATTCCAAGATTCTACATTTTTTACAAAATTTGAAGGTACTGAAGGATCAGAATAACCAGAAAAACCTAAACCTGCAGTTGTAGTTCCAGAGGCTCCCCATCCTCGTCTTTTTAAATTTAAATCATTAACTTCTGTCCAGTTTGTTCCATTCCATAATTCTGTGTTTGTTATACCTACACCAGCACCACCCCCAACTAAAGCTGCTGTTGAAGTTCCAAAACCCGCTGTATAGGTTCTTCCAGTATTTAAATCATTAACTTCAGTCCAGTTGGTACCATTCCAAAGTTCTGTTACATCTTTTCCAGGAGGACTTGATCCACCAAAAGCTAAAGCGGCTGTATTAGTTGTTCCAGCACCTACTAAAGCCCTTCTTGGGGTATTTAAATCATTTACTTCAGTCCAACTTGTTCCATTGTATTTTTCTGTTACTCCTGTATTACCAGGAGATGCTCTTCCACCAAAAGCTAAAGCTGCTGTTGAAATTCCAGCACCTCTTAAATAACCTCTTGCAGTATTTAAATCACCGCCTGTAGCCCAAGCACCAACTAAGGCACCTGCATTTACTTTTAAAGAATCAGAAGTATCATTAAACCACACCTCTCCTACCAACGGATTAGCGGGATCCGAAGTATAGTTCTGTATCTTAGTACCGTGTGTGCCTTTGTACGTAGTCATCTAAAATTTATTCCTCTAATGTTATGTCAGCCGGTCTTGAGCTATTGCTTTTATCTTCATCAGATAAAGCATCCCATGCAGTTTGACTTGCAGTGACCTCAGCCGAAACAATCGCTTGTGCCTCAGATAATGTTTTAACAGATCCTGCAACTTTAGCAATCCAAAGATTACCGTGTTTGTTGTATGCGGGAACTTGCCAAACATTTCCAGGTAAGCCGACAAACGTGATTCTAGAAGATTCATTGTGATCAATGAAACCCTTTCCCCAGTTTTCTGCTACACAGTATTGATATGTTTTTGCCATAGTTTTCTCCTTTGTTAATTAACTTGTTAATGTTTTAGTTATAATTCCTGGATCATTCCATTCTTCTGTTGCTGCTGTTGTAGGAGGAGTTCCACCAAAAGATAAAGCTGATGTATTATCAGATCCTGCTCCTCCGTGATTTCTAACTGCAGTATTTAAATCTGTAGTTTCTGTCCAATTAGTTCCATTCCAAGATTCTGTTAAAGCTACTGTTGGGCTCATTCCACCAAAAGCTAAAGCTGCTGTGTTAGTTCCTGCTCCTGCTAATGCTCTTCTTGCATTATTTAAATCTCCAACTTCTGTCCAGTTCGTTCCATTCCAAGTTTCTGTAACTGCCCCTCCTCCTGGAGGAAACGCAGGACTTCTTCCACCAAAAGCTAAAGCAGCCGTGTTAGTACCCGCACCTCCTAAATAACCTCTTGCCGTATTTAAATCTCCAACTTCAGTCCAGTTAGTTCCATTCCATTTTTCTGTTATTGCTATAGCAGGATATCCACCAAAAGCTAAAGCTGCTGTATTTGATGCTCCTGCAGCTCCTGGTTTTAATCTTGCAGTATTTAAATCTCCAACTTCAGCCCAATTAGTTCCGTTCCAAAGTTCTGTTATATCTGTAGGAGGTTCACCACCAAAAGCTAGAGCCGATGTTGTAGTTCCAGCTGCTGCTAAAGATTGTCTTCCCGTTTGTAAATCATTAACTTCCGTCCAAGCTGATCCATTATAAGCTTCTGTTATTGCCAAACCAGGGGTTCCACCTATTGCTAAAGCTGCTGTTTGAGTTCCACATCCTGCTAATTCAGCTCTAGCAGTATTTAAATTACCGCCCGTTGACCACGCACCTATTACAACGCCTGTGTTCCATTCTTCTGTTACTGTTAAACTTCCAGGATTTCCTCCAAAAATTAAAGCAGATGTATTATTTGCACCAGCACCTGCAGCTCTATATCTTGCTGCTCCTGTTAAAGATGCAACTGTCGTCCAAGCTGTTCCATTCCATGATTCTGCTGCAGTTGTCTTTTCTGTAGGAGAAGCCCCTTCTCCAGTTGCTGCTATAGCAGACGTTGAAGTTCCAGCACCTGCTGCACTATGTCTTGCAGTATTTAAATCTGCAACTTCAGTCCAGTTAGTTCCGTTCCATAATTCTGTTTCAGCTTTACTAAGACCAGGACCTTCTCCACCAAAAACTAAACCAGCTGTTTGTGTTTTACCAGCATCACCAGTTTGTGCTTTTGCCTGATTTAAATCTCCAACTTCTGTCCAGTTCGTTCCATTCCAAAGTTCTGTTGTATCTGTTTTGTTTCCTGGTGGGGTGGTTCCACCTGCTCCTATAGCAGCTGTTTGAGTTCCAAATCCTGCCATACCATTTCTTCCAACATTTAAAGCATTAGCTGCTGTCCAGTTCGTTCCATTCCAAAGTTCTGTTATTGCTCTTTGTGGTGCACCTCCCCCACCAAAACCTAAAGCGGATGTTTGAGTTCCAGCTCCTGCTATGTCGTAAGTACTGGAACCTCTAACCATATCATTAACTTCAGTCCAACTGCTCCCGTTATATAATTCTGTAAGTCCTTCTGTATTTGGTGGATACCCACCAAAACCTAAAGCTGCAGTTTGAATGCCAACTCCTCCTAAACCAAATCTTCCATTATTTAAAGCACCACCCGTTGACCAAACTCCTGCTGTGGCTCCGAATTTATATTGAAAAGTTAAAGCTGTGCTATTGTACCAAAGCTCACCGTCCACGGCACCCGTGTAATCACCAGCAAAGTTTTGAACCGCTGTGCCATTGACTTCTTTATAAGTAGCCATGACTATTTATTCTTTAACAACCAACCTTGAGTTCCATCTGTGAAGACCAAAGTGTTAGCTGCCCTTTCTACTGAAACCGTTAAATCGGCTGTCGAGCCTAGAATTTTTTCTGAACCATTTGCTGCAATAGTTAATGCATTAGTATCAAATGTTCCTGCATAATCTATAAAAGCTATTTCATCACCTAGAGTTCCTGCGGGTAATGTTAAAGTAAATGCTCCACCTGTAGTATTTGCAAATACACCTTGACCAGCTGCTGCTGTATAGTTGGCAGTCTTAACTGCTTGCCATTCTGTTCCACCACCTGCTGCGTCTGCAAAAACTGGAGGTGCACCTGCACCTGCTGAAGTTAAAACTTGTGTTGCGTTACCTGTTGCAACTGCTACTGCCGCACCGTTAGCATCATAAGAAATTAAATTTCCATCTGTACCATTAGCTAATTTAGCAATAGATACTGTTGCATTAATTAATTGCGAAGCGTTAATTGTTTTATTTGTTAAAGTATCTGCGGATACTAG